GCGGTATAGTCTATCGTATTATCTACTTTACCAAACGATCCTGGATCGATTTGTATAAACGTGATAATCCTAATGTAGATAATAGGAATTTGTCTTTTGGACTTATTTCGCTATTAAATGCTTCATTCTTAGATTCTTTCAAACAATGTTTGAGACTCTTGAGCAATTCCGTCATAGGACGAGAATTCTTCGGTGAAGTCGAACCAAGGTCGTAAATAATTTTTACTCCCTCGAGTTTACATTTTGCCTCCGTCAAACAGGCCAATAATAATTGGTCATGATGTTTTTCTGGGGACGTGTCGTGAGAATCACTAGCAGACCCGGGGGCGACAGCGTAGCTTGATAAGTCGTATATACGACCATCTTGCATAGCGGCCTCCTCGATCTGTAATGACGTTTTATGGAATTGCTGAAAATAATTGAAAAGTTCTATTTCCTTTAAGGAAAAGCCTTTATCATTAAAGTACAGCCACTTGTCGGGATATTCATCATTGATGAATTCACTATAGTGTTCTTCCGCCAAATTGATCTCATCACTACAAGTATTCAAACTGAATTTCTTCTTGGTGATTTCTACAATCTTCTGAATTATAGAAAGCCTTAGCTTATCTAAATTTCCGGTTGTAGCGGTATCCTCAATCTCAATGAGATGGTTACCGGAGAGTTCTTTGTAGACCTTCATCAGTTCAATGGTGGAAGCTTTATGCTCCTCATACTGTTCTTTTGAAGATGCAAATTCTTGACTAACCGTAAGGATAGACTCAAGAGTTGGAACTCGTCCATTTGGCAAACGCTCTTCTAAATGACCAACCAAAGTTGGTATGTAGAACGGTTGTTTTAACGTTTTTGCAACAAGATTAGGTGATATGGCCGAGTAATCGTAACCATTCCAACTATTTCTTGAAACAAATTCTAAGAAATGACCATTAGGTGCTACTCCCTTAGTTTTGCTTTTATTTATAGGGACTCCTATAGAGTTGTACATTTTCCTGAAAATATTTTTCGGATCTGTAACAACTAAGTCGTCTCCTACCTTCATATACGGTAAAATTTTTCCGTAGTTTGATAAGTAGGTGTATTCTATCACATGGTGATCAGAATATGACGCAGCCATGAAAGAACCTTTGGTTCCCATGCCTTGTCCCTTTCCATATTTTATGGTATGATCGGTATTACCGACGTTCCATCGACAAGTAATCGCCATAGCCTGCCAGGCTGTCGCGAATTGCTGTCCAAAACGCTGTTTCACTACTAGGTATTGAACGCGAGCTGGAAAATTGTCTGTCCATGATTCTGCATCGATCGATATTGTATCGTCTCTGCACTCGAGGTTATTCACGTTAGTGAAACCTTGAGCATGGTCAAAATATGCAGATTTCTCAGGAAACTCCTGAGTCATCTTATGTTTGAGCACTTTCTCAAAAGGCTCTAAAAGCATTTGAGTCCACACGTCGCAAATTGCGACCGTCCTGGACTTGTTTCCGGCATCTGGAACCGCCACTAACTTTCTCAGCTTCACCTTACTAAGGTCGAAGCCGGGATTGTCAGCGTTGAATCTTTCTGCATGTTGCAGGAAATATTCATAAAAGGCGAGGTTATCGGTAATTTCACAGAACAACTTAAAGTTCTTGTGGATAGGAGACGAAAGTAATTTCGCCGCCTCCATACCCGCGGAATCGATCTTGGTTATACCATTAGGTCCTTTCTTGTTCCCAAGGAAACCATCTATCCTGAAACTATTAGTTTCGATAGGAGGAGTATCGCCCATCGTGTCTTGAAGGTATTCTACAAAAGAATCCTCCCATTCACGAGAAAGTTCGAATGTACGTTGTAAATTATCAACGTCCAACTCAGAATAATC